CCAGCCATTATGTATGGATTATAAGGTATACAAAGAAAATAATTTGAGAGAAATAAATAAAAAGAAAAATTAATACTTCTTTTTATTTCAAATATTCCTAAATAAATTGCTACTTGGTTATTCGTTATAAACATGTTATTGATACAATTTCGTATATTACCAAATACTATTATATGACTGTTTGATTCATACTATGCAGAGAAAATAATCTACATCATGTTTTTTGTTATGTATCAGTAATCTCTTAATACTAAAATTGACTACTCAAAACATAATCGGTGGACAAATTGGATGCAACAAATGTTTCTAAATAATTCTCCTGAAATATTTCTTGACGGTTTTCATGTTTTTTTGTGAATATGTAGGATTCTTGTGATTTGCGGACTGTCCAACCTTGCTCCAGAGCATTTGTTATAAACAACATTTTCTGGAAAGCTGGTTTTGATATATGAATATTATCTGGCAATCCTATTGTTTTAGGTGAAGACATTTCTATAATGTTGGTTTAGACAGAATTTTTTAAACAGTTACGAGTTTGTTTTTTTATCTTGATTATATAAATACTATGCCACCAAAACCAAAAGCAAAATCAAAGATTAAGATAAAAGTTAAAAAATTATCAAAAAAACAATTAGAAAATAAAGCAAAAGAATGTTTAAACAACCTGCAAGATACATACAACAATATTCAAGACAGATTTCAAACTATTATAACAGGTTGTACTCAAGGTAAAGATAAAGAGACATTAAAAAAATACTTATATGAAACAATACATGATATTTCTACCTTATTAAGTAAAGCTATTCCATTAGAGTTACGTAATTCACCCAATGACCGTTCAAAACAACTTAAAAACTTATTAAATACCTGGATTAAAGAATCTTCTTCAAAGAAAGATAAAGGTAAATCTATTTCGTATACTTCATTACTCAAAACATTTATAGAAACAAGTCTAACACCTGAAGGTACAGCACGCTTCAGTCGTACCAAAAAAAATTCTAATTCTCTATATAGAGCATTAGATGCACGTAATATTATTAACCCAACTGCAGATGATACACAATGTGATATAGCTTTTGATACAGAACAATGGCCTGCCACTCATAAATGTTATATATGTGGATTATGTTTACATAACATGCAATCTGATAATTGTGGAGCACCTTGTGAACATTTATTAAATATATATCAAGTAATGATAACATTTGGGTTTATTGAAACTGAAGATAGACAAACATTTGATATTGATAATGATGATAGAAAAAATATATATGCACCTTCTTGTACCTGTTGTAATAGTGAGAAATCCAATATCGAGATTATTTCTTTTAAAAATAATAATTGGCAAGTTAATGAAAAAAATGTAGAAAAGATATTGAAACAAGTAAAAGATTCAAAAAGAGAATGTTGTTATAAAACTGGACATCCAGATGAACCAGAGAACCCAGGAGATAAAGATGACCAAGCTGTATGGGTAAAGCCGAGTAAAAAAGATAACGATAAATGTAGTACTATTAATGTAGCTTTTCCAGGAGAAACAGAAACTCGTCCTTTATACGGTTATAGTGATACAGCCATAAATAACCGTAAAAAAGAAATAGTTCTTATGTTAGAAAAACGTGTAGATGTATTAAACGCAAAAGTACCTCGTCCAAAAGCTACCAGCAATTTACCCTATCTTAATGCAATAATACAAATAGCCACTTTTTTTACCCATATTTCTCTTAATGCATATAAAAAGATGGCAACAGAAATGGCTGGACGTACAGTATTAGGTGGTTCTCCTCCTCCTGCTGCTGGTGCAGGTGATGATAATATTTACGAATTATGTAGTGATGCAGATGCAGATTGTTTTGATATTGAAGTTTATGAAAATATATTTAAAAAAGAATTTGAAAATCACTTTTGGGAAGAATTTCAAATAGGGGTAAATAATACAACATTTGATGATACATCAACCATCGCAGATAATAACACCTCCGTAAATATAAATTTACTTATTTCCACTTTATCAAATAAGAATACTGAAATTAAGAATATTACTACTGATGAGATTAAACATGTATATGATTATTTATTGGAGGAAGACCATAGAATACAAGAAGAGGTTGAAAAAAAGAAACAAGTCTTGCAAGAGGGAACAACTAAATTTTTTAAAAATATAATGCTTAAACAGTTGCCAAAAACTGAAGATTCTGTAGAAACTAATAGGTCTGTTTCTCCTGTAATACCAATTCAACCATTAAAAACTAATAAAGGTTCACATGCAGTTGAGGATTCAACAAGTGATGCTACTATAGGCAGCTCAGACACCGACACAGATTCTAATGAAGAACCCGATGATAACAAAAAACTTCCAATATTTAATCCAGATGAATACGAACACCCCCTTAAAAATTCTGGGAGTCAACCTTACTGGTTTAGCAGTGATAGTGAACCATTTGGTACAGAGGATGTTCAGGGTGTTAGTAGTGATAGTCAACCTTACGGTTTTAGCAGTGGTGATGATGAAAGTGGTCCAATAGGTCAAAAACACAAATTTGTTATAAACGTCCCTTCTAATAAAGAACGTTCTAATACATTAGATGATCCAGAAGTATCAAGTTATATGGTGGAACAACCAAATTTAAAAAGTCCAAGATTATCAAGGGAGGGTACACCAGGTAGTGTAGAAGGTAGAACGAGTAGTACATTAGGTTTTGATACGTTGAGTTTTGGACCTGGAAGTCGGCCAACTACTCCTGGAAGTCGGCCAGATACTCATGGATTTAGGAAAACTGGGTCTACTCCTACATTAAAGAAAGTTAGATCTACTGAACCCAAAAATACGGTGGGTGGGAAAAAAACACGTAAAAATAAAACAAAGAAACAAAATAAAACAAGAAAACAAAAACCCAAAAAACAAACCAAGCGTATTTATTATGTAAAAAATAAGCAAACACGAAAAAACAAAAAATAATAAAAAATCAAAAACGAAAAAAGCAACATAAAAACACATGAATAAATATTACAACCAATTCTATGAATTCGAACCAAAAAAAGGGTAATCCACAAAAACCAACAGGATTACATACGATTGATATAAAACACACCGAATTATTAAATAAATTTCACAAAATAGAAACTGAAACAATTCCAGAGTTGGAAAAAGAAAAAGAGAACCTGAAAGAAAAAATAAAAACTCTACATAAAAATCAGTATGATGAATATATGGATAAGTGTGATAGAATTAAAGCAATAAGACGTGAAATATCAGCACTTACAAGAGAAAAAAAAGAATATTTGCTTAATAATTCAAAACATGTGTTTGATTACTTTGAACAAAAACAACAAATATCAGTAGATTCAAATACGGTGAATCAAAATTCCAATGTTCTCAATTCCTTCTTTAAAATAAAGGCTACAGATACAAATGCAGGAGATTTGAACAATGATAAATATGCAAAATCCAAACAATCATATCAACATTATTGGCGGAACGTAACTAATGAGATTACTAACATCCAAGATTTCGTAGTGTCCACTGATATATGCGATACATGTAATTCTGGAGAACTAATTCCACAAGACGAAGAGGGCATATTAATATGTAATAATACGGCATGTGGAAAATTTATTACCTATATCATAGATAGTTCTAAGCCAACGAACAAAGAACCCCCAAATGAGGTGTCGTATACAGCTTATATTAGACTGAATCATTTCAAAGAAATTCTATCGCAGTTTCAAGCAAAAGAAACGACCCAAATTCCTGAAGAAGTGATGGATGATATTCGTGCCAGAATAAAAAAGGAAAGAATAACAGATATGTCATTAATAAATTACGATAAAATGAGAGAAATACTGAGAAAATTAGGGTATAATAAGTATTTTGAACATATTCAATATATTAACTCAATGTTTGGCATTAAACCTCCAGTAATGAATGAGGAATTGCATGAAACATTATGTGTATTATTCATTGAAATTCAAAAACCATGGGCAGTTCATTGTCCACCAAGTAGAACGAATTTTTTTAATTATACATACACGCTTCATCAATTATGTGTATTACTTGACCAAATGCAATATTTACCATATATTCCAATGATGAAAGACCGTGAAAAACAATTAGAACAAGATATGATATGGAAGAATGTCTGCACCGATTTAGACTGGCAATATTTTCCAACTGTATAACCATTATATTTGGTATATCAAATATAATGAAAATTTATCCACCATTAATATCCTTCAAATAATAATACATAATGATATCATCAATTCTCGCCCACTCATCAATTGACAAATCATTTGGTCCATCAAACTCGTCTTCGTCAACATTAGCACAATTATCTCCCACAAAAAGCGTAAAGCCATGTTCATTGACTTCTTCGATTTCATGATCACTCAAATCATTTGTATTTATATACACTTGTGGACTGTTATGAAATGCAATAAACTGACGTATATTTTCATACCATGTTTCTTTATACGCAAGAGAATGGTATAATTGACGTATTTTTTCATTAAAAATTTTACGTAGTCTATTATGAACACAATCACATTGATAGGGTGTTATTGGTGTTCGGCATAATGTATGTTGTGCTATATGTTGAGCATCAATATTATTGAATATTGGGTTCGTGGATTTCTTGTTGGCTTTAACAATATCACTTGGTTTTAAATTGGTGTCGTTATCACTCATTTTTAATATTAATATATTATTAATATTAATCTATATTATTTATTCTATAATACTTATGCAGCAAGACGGATACCACCAACAAGAGTACTACCAAGAGTCATACCAGCACCATTTCTTGCACTTGAACCCATGGAGGGAATAAATACATCAAGAATGCTAAATGTAGCAGCAGCAGTTAAGGCAATAATAACAATCTCTTCAACACCCAAAGCCTTCTTAGGGATTAACATGGCACAGATAGCCACAGCTAAACCTTCAATAAGGTATTTGATAGCACGCTTCAAAAGCTCATTCATGTCAACCATTTCTGTCATTTTATGATATATTATATTACAATAAAATAAATCAAACTAAATCAATTAATATAAATAATATGTTATACAGAAAACACTTAAATATATAAGTTGAGTATATTTTATATGTCGTCTTTTGAGAAAAAAACGTTGCCAAACGGCGAAAATAATCCTAAATATGTAGATTTATGTGATGAAGACCAAACTATTGCTGGACAAAAATTTACATGTCTTTCGTTTGTATCCCCTGAAAAAATTCTAAAAAAGAGAGAGGTATATTTATTTGACCAATTTATTAAAAATTGGGAGTTTTCTAAATCAATGGAACGATATTTTGAATTCATTCATTTTATCGCATATAAACACAATATGAACGTAGACACCTTAATTGCTGATTTCAATGATTTTGTAAAGGAAGAAAGTGATAAATTAAAAAAAAGTGGAATCGAGGATGACTATAAAAATTTCATGGACAAACAAGAGGATAAATTAAATGAGAAATTCAATAAGGAACATTCTTTTCAAACATCAACTCGCGGATTAAAGGTACGTGGTGTATTTGCAAGTCAGGAAGAGGCCGAACAAAAATGTAAAAAACTACGAGACCAAGATCCAAACCATGATATTTTTGTTGGACCAGTTGGTGTATGGATTCCATGGGACCCAGATGCATACAAGACTGGTAGAGTTGAACACTTGGAAGAAGAGTTGAATGCATTGCATCAAGAAAAAATGAAAAATGAAGAGATGGCTAAGAAAGAGTTTGAAGAACGTGTTCGTGAAACAAAGAAGAAGGCTATTATGGAAAATATTGAGAAAGCTAAAAGCAGTGGAAATGTACTTACTCAATCTATGGATGATGATGGTAATCTAATTGGTGTGAAAGAAACTGTTAATTTTGAAGAACGTGAAGTTGCTGATGCAGAATCAACCCAATTACGAAATGAACTATTAATGGAACAAGCTAAAAACAAGGATTCCCTTGAAGAAGTTGATTAAAAATATAAGTACGTAATAATTTAATAAAAAGGATATAGATATGCAAATATATATTATATAGTAAAAACAATTATATAATATGACTACAATAACAGATATATTATATCAAAAATATATATCAAATAATAATGAACCAGTTGGTATGAGTAAAGATTATTTGAATAAACCATCTTATTTTGATGATTCATTTATTAATTTTCAAAAAGCACCAAATACCTTAATGTACATTCTTTCTATTTCATTCATACATCAATTACTGAATACAAAAACTACATATAAACGGGAAAAATATAATAGTTTAAAAAATATATTAGATACTCAATTTTTATCATCTAACCAAAAAACAGAATTTTTATCAATATTTCAGGATATCCAATACATACACAACAATTTGTGTAAATTGGTACGAAAATATAAATGGAAAAACAGTGTATTTGCGAACCAACACGATTTGATTATGAATCCTATAAATGAAAACCAGTATTTTGTATGTAGTATATTACAACACGATAGAAAATATTTGTTTACCAAAAGTGATTTAACCAAAATTATTGAAAATGCATTAACTAATTCACCCTATATTTATGCCGAACCATTACCTATAAAAAATCCATATAATAATAGTATTTTTGACAAATCACATCTATATAATATTTACTTTTTTATGAAGCACGGTGGTTTTATATTACCCAGTATTTTTCATCAATATTTTTTACATAATTTTCATTTAAAAATTTTTAGAAACAATACAGAATGTATGATACGTGAAATGCATATTAAAACAATGACTGAAAATCATAATAGTAATACAGATTTAATTCGTGATATTAAAAGAATGTTGGAAATGTATAATGATAAATGTACTAAAGATGAACTGAGAATTCGTATACATAAAAATTTTCCAGAAAATGTATTGATTCGTGCAATGAAACCTTATTTACACATATATTATACATCAAACTATTCCCTATGTATATTAGATAAGACAAATGCACAATTTGAATTAATCTATCAGTTAAACTGTTTTAAACAAAAATCACCTGGATTTGGACGCAAAATATTTAAGCTTATCAATAATTTATTTATTAAAAAAAGTAAAAAAGTACAGGAGTATAATACAGAATTTTCACAATATATTAATAATTGTTATTATAATAATTATGATACCAGCCATATTGAAATTATAGAAGATAACACAGATGCTGAAAAAGAACATATTATATCATTATATACAACTGTTTTTCCTAATAATATGATTAATACTGTAGCTAATACATGGTATTCCATTGATGATAATACCGATGAAGATACTGATGAAGATACTATTATGAATGATAATACTCATGAAGATACTATTATGAATGATAATACTCATGAAGATACTATTATGAATGATAATACTCATGAAGATACTATTATGAATGATAATACT